TACACAAAGACCGGTGCTTTAACGTAATAAAAAAACACTTCAACCCACACAACATGTTCATTCAATAAATAGGCTTTATTGTTGTTCTACACACACACCTGAGGCACATACTAAAGACATACTGGCTGCCTGTTCCCCACCCCATTAACCCCAATTATTGATTAAATTACCTTTAATTTTAAAATTGTGTAACTCTCCAATGCTACTTAAATTTCTTGGCTAGAGCCTGTTGTAGTCCTATTCGAATCAGGATGATAGTGACTATAACAATGATCACACCAATCATAAGGAATCCCATTACCATTAAAAAAGTCTTCAGAGGGCCTCCAAACCAAGAACTTAATCCTGATAGCCAGCCCAAGAAGTCCACTCCATGTCCTTTAGGGTTGACAACAGTAGATGAGCCCCCATTGATTACTCTGTCATCATGAGGAGCCATAGCTATCAGGGTTCCCTTGATTAGCATAGGCTTCTTGTTCTTGCCACAATCGTACTTCCCCTCAATACTAATAACAGGTCTTGAAAAATGCAGAATGGTGCAGTAGTCATGTACACTAGGAGTCACCTTGAACAGGACATTCACACTGAAGCTTGAGTCAGTAAAATGGTATATTGCCTCACTTGATGACTTAACTTTCACACATAGCCTTGCGCCTTCATCACAGGAGTAGCACCCTGTTATATTCACAAATGTGGAATCACAATCATTACTTGTCACTTTGTATTCAATCTCATACTCATCTAGAACAAGTCTCACACTGGCATGAATCTCCCCTGTGGTTAGAGCCTGAACTGAATTTTTCTCTATGGATTGTGTGAAAGTCTTTCCTTCTCTGACTTGTGGCAACGATCCTCTATTGAAGATTGCCATGGGATCCATCATGTTTGTTGTGCACTCGACCGTGTCCATTTCTGGCTGATACTCTATGAGCCCTGGGGCGACTTTGCATGAAGGTGAAGCCTTAATGGCAGTTTCTTCTGTTGGGCATCTCACTTCACCCAAATAGCCTTTTCTTGGCTCCACAGAATATGGTTCATCCACTATGGCAAAACTCCCTAATCCATGCTTCATGAATGAGTAAGCATTTGTCCCTTCTATCCCTTCAGAATCTAGAATCAGGCCAATAGAACCCCAGTCTGTTTGCTGTGTGCTCATAGCCATTAAAGTGATCTCAAACTTCCTCTTATGTGTAGTTACCCCAAGGCGCACTCTATGATTCCAAGCTATACATCTGAAGACCCTGAAAGCATTTTTGTAGATGGGCTTGAGATATGAGTGAACCATCAGGCAAGAGGGGTTAACATTGAAGCATCCATAACCTATTCCTCCACTCTGCTCAAAGCATTTATTTTCATGGATGACCTCACTGTGTGCTTTTCCAGTAAATTCAGAAGATGTCTTGTTGGACTTCCACTTAAGGCAGATATCCCCAGTGCACTCACCCATCAGATGGCATCGTCGAGAACTTAGGCACACCGGGGTGTATAATGAGGTCCAAAATGACTCTCCCTCTCTACAGGTTAGTTCACTTGAGATAGTCTTGATGGAGATAAATTGCTTCTCATTGTCTCTGAGACCTTTGAGAATCAAACATGACTCAGAACCTATCGGCCCTAACTTCAACACCACTGTTCCTGTTGCTTTGCAGGTTGTTGAGCTATCCTCTGTGGTGCATTGCATTATGCTAGATTCAGCAATCAAACTCTCAGTACAGCACAGCCCGGAACCCAAAATAGAAAGGATGGTGGTTGCATAGAATGCATACCTGACTGCTGGTTGAGGCCTTCTGGCTGCATTTTCCACTCTGACCTGCTCAAGGCCATTATCCCAACCAATAGCATTGTTTGTAGCCCTAATGGCTGTTGCAATTCTTGACTTCCATTTCTTCATTACCCATACGACTAATAAGGACACCCACCTGAACGGGATGGCTACTGCAGAAGCCAAGAATCTCACAGCAAATTTAGACCTAGATATAATCACACCAGTGAGTGCCAGAATAGTAGCAACTACTGTTGACAGAAGGATCGCTGATGCTACGCTATGGCACTGATAATTTAATATGCCATGTCTACAGAAAATACAATCTGAAACATCACAAGAGTCTTTTGGAGGACAATGTATAGTGATGTGAATGTTGGATGGTGATCCCCGCTCGCTCATATGGATTCCTATGTCTCCGCCTATAATTTCACTATTGCCAGGATACGGGAGGTCAAGGAAAGTTGATGGTTTCTGCATCACACTTTTACAAGAACCATGACTGCAGGCTGTAGCAGAAACAATCTTGGGCCCATGGGTCTTTATAACAATCTTGTTCTTCTCACATTCCCAGAGGCAGCTGGTGCATTCCCTGACAGAGAGATCTTCAGTTTTAAGTCCCCCACGCTTAACCAATACTTTTTCATAGCCTACACATTTGGGTTTTACCCATGCCCCTCCAACATTGACCTCAACAACTGCAGCATGTCTTCTCAAAGAACAGTGAGCATCTGGGTTATTGGTTTCACATGGGAATCTGTTGCAAAAGTATTCATCTCCATTACATTTCTGATCTTTTGAGCCAACTCCCTTACATTTTGATGGTGACACCTTCTGATACTGCAATTGAGATGTTGTCTTGGCCTTGTAGCAGTAGAATTGGTCCTCATCATACTCTTGTCGATACCTCATCTTCAATTCTTCCAGGTATAGCTTTTTCCGACCCACAACAATGAACCCCATCCTTTCATACCTGGACGTGCTCTTATGGCAACTCTTGATTTTGAATAGTCCTATGGAGCAGATGTCCTTGGAATATCTAATCACTGGAAGTGATTCAGATCCTCCTCTTTGACAGAATGCATCTTGTATAGGCATAAAGATTTTCTGGCCGGTGACTCCTGACTTACTTATGCAAAAGTTGCAATCCTCAGAGAGTATGTTGTTGTTTGAGCAGTGTACAATTGAGAGGTTGCCTTCTAAGTCAACAAAGAAATAAGCTCTAGCATCATCAGTGCAATACTTCTTTATTGTGCTGGATTCTTTCTGGCATTGCTTCTGTGAGCCAGGGCTAGTTGTTAGCTCACAAGAGTTGTTGTTTTTGATCAGTATGGGCGATGCTTGAGTTATGGACTCTAGGAGACTGTACTTGTCCACATTGGAAGTGAAGAAGGGGTAATGTAGTGGGCTGACTTGTAGTTCCCAGGCCTTGCACTCTTTCCCATAATCAAGAGAACAGTCATTTTCAGTTAAGGTTGGTGAAGCCATGTAGACTCCTGTGCCTGGTCTGTTTAGTATGTGGTTAGTGTTTCTGTCTTCAATTGGTTCAATTGCAGCAAGCCCTGTGGCCAGCAGAGATGTGAGTACCACAGTCGCTAGAGTTGTGGACACATTAGGAGCAACTGTCTTAGTCATTTTCATCTTTTCATCCGACTCCTTCCTTCTTTTGTTATGGTACTCTCTCAGCCTCTCAGCCTCATCTTCTGACTGCCGTAATTTTTTATTCAGATCATGCAGTTTCCTCTCCACCTCTAATTTGTTGACCCGTTCTTTCTCAAGATCTGACTTGGCTAACTCTTTGGCCTCCCGTTCAGCTAGCCATCCATTTCTTAGCTCATCCTCCAGGGCCCTCATCTTTGTACGAGCTTCATCCTCTAGCCTTCCAGATCGTGCTTTTTCTGCAGCAAGTTCTCTCTGAATCACTTCAAGTCTCTCATTGGCCTTTTTTACTTTGAGACTAAAGTCAGATTCTGTTGCAGAAGGGAGAACTGAGACAACAGATGGTGAAGGGCCAGAGCCGTTCTTTGCAGGAATCAAATCTGACCAGAATGGTGCCTTCTCAAAGCTACTGCAATTGTGGGCTCCGGGCGTGAAGCTGTCTGGACTGGCGTCATTCATTACTTCAATACTCCTATCCCCGATTATATCTAGGAATCTGCAGCTTGAAGGGTGAGTAGTCCCGTACATGTTGGCAATGTAATTGGAGAACACATCCGGAGAACAGTCCTCCCTCTTCAATTCACCGAATGTGCAGAGACCTCCTTGGATATTTATTGTATCCATCTCCCCACTAGAGAGTTCTAGAACTTTATCAATGTCAGTGGAATGACTTAAACAGATCTGCCTGATAGTACCAGACCCTGACTTTGAAATAATCGTGTATTTCAAAGAAAAGCCTTGCACTAAGCAGAGGATTATTACAAACTTTGCATAAAACATAAGCACCTTTCTCTGTGT